CATATGTAAAAGAATCATCTGCGATTAGAACTTCGCTATCGTCAAAGAAGTTAAAATCGCCAGTATTGGCAGAGTTGATATACTTTACAAAGAAAGTGTCATAGTCGTTATCAGATTCAGATGCGCTAATGTAATTAATTACCTTAGCAGTCGTACCTGTAGTTTGACCTCGGATTTGCTTACCAATCAGTTTGTCAGCATAAACGCCAACATCAACACCCAAGTGAGTTGGATTGACTTGAACAGCGTAGTACTGTCCATCAAATGTTACAGATCCAGGGATGACAATAGATCCCTCTTTGAAGATGTGACTACCAAAAGTCTCTACCTGATTTTGCAGGATAGATTGTAGGGTAGAAAGTTCTCTAGCCTGTACAGGAAATCCTGGTTTAAACAGGACGCGATGATACCCCTTATCCGAATCAAAATCGTCGTAATAAGGGCTGACATTTAGGTTAGTCTGTTGTGGCATCTTCTTAGAATTCTAAAACGATTTTGATGTCTTCTTTTTGACGCTCATTCCTTGTAATAGAAGGTCTATTGTCAAGGTAGATAATCTCACCAGTCCTTTTATTTATTTCGGGACCAGCAAGTCCATTTGTAAACTGTACACCTAGGTCAACGACTTTACCCGCAGGTGTCGTAGTAGAGATGCCAGAGAAACCAGAGTCAATATTGACGCTAAAACCACTAGGTCCAGTTACGGCATTACCAGCAGAATCAAACTCGATGAGTTTGGCGTCTCCCCCTACACCGATACTATCAGTGGCATCATAGAAAACGGGGTTTAAGTAGAGGTTTCTATCTTGGAAATATTTTACGACTCTGGTGCTAATATCATAAGATGCAACATAACCCTTTGCTGTTCCAACACCAGTGATATTTTGTTCAATCTTACTACCAATGGCAAGAGACTGACTTGTGTCTCCAGAGAATTTAATAGACTTAGTAGCAGAAAATTCAGATGTATTCAAAACTGCAGTAGATCCTGCACCAGCAGTGATTGGGTTCTTAAGAACACCAATTTGAGCAAATGTAGTGTCAGAAATAAAGTCGTAAGAAGAACTATCAAATCTAGAATAAATTAGAACTTTATCTGTTCCGAGTTCTTTATAGAGATCGAAACCATGACCTCTCGATGGTGGAATAATTGGAGTTAGTTTTGCAAACTTGGTAGCAGCACCATTAATAGAAGAAAGATCAACTCTACCAAAACTATAACCCTGACCACCAGCAGTTACAGTTGCAGAAATAATCTGTCCATTTGTATTAGTTTGGATCTGTACCTTTCCACCTACACCGTCACCAAGAATATCAACCTCCACAGGACTAGAGAGGAATGAATATCCTTCTCCTTGTTCATCAATAGAGACGACTTTAATTTGGTTGTTATTTACTGTAGAATCGCCATTATCTCTAACAACCTTAATTTCATTATCAGTCGATGTTCCCCACGAGTTGGGGACTGCTACATATTCGGTTGAGTCGAATTTGACGATATCAGCGGGAGGAACAGTAAAGAGGTATTTCCATAGATAACCGTCACCACTCGTCCCAGCAGCGGATGGTTCCAGATCAGTAAATTGTGGTTCATCGAGAGATGCGTTTGCTGTCGATGTAATACCAGCAGAACCGTTATTGATGCAGATGTAGACTCTGAAGTCTGAATTCATCACATAGTAGTTTGCTGAATACAATCTACTAGAGTTTGATACCAAAGATCTATTGTTGGTATCATAATCTTGACGGTACATATCATAAGATGTACCCTTAGTCCACTGAACTTTACGAATCAGTCTCCTAACATCACCAGGCAATACTTTCCGCCCGAAAAGCATCGTGTCATATACATGATTGATATAAGTGATATTATCAATCGGAGATGGTGGTTGAACCGTGGTACTATTCCAGGTACTAGTTCGTCCGTAACCCGTGATAGTCGGGTTAGCGAGACTCAAAAAAGTGAAGTACGAATTAGTACCGTCAATTACAGAGTCAACAAAATTATTTGCATTAATAACCCTAAATTGGTCGGTGATAATGGCTGCCATTATTATGAACGGGCGGAGGGTCTAACTTTTTTGTATTTATAACAGCTTCGGAAGACCCCCAGTACCTCTGAGACCAACGCCACGCCTTTGGACAATTGGATAGTTGTCCAATTCGGGGTTAAAGTCGAGACCCTTGAGATTTGCATATACTGGATTTGCAGCATCTCTAGTAAGTCCATTAAACTTACCCCAAGTGAAGTGAGCGTAAGGCAGAGCAGTGGAACCAACACCAACGAAATCACTTACATCTGTGTAAGATGCAATATTTGCAGTAATGATGCCAAGACGACTTCCCGTTCCAGGGACAAAAGAGATACCATGAACATAGTAAATGTTATCTCCGTTATAGGTGCTGATTGCAACTACATCCGTGTCATGTGTATCAATACTTGTTACTGCAACACCAGCAGTGTTGATTCCAGTACCATATAGTTTGAACGGTTGACCAGTTTGAAGTCCAGTAGGATCGTTACCATTATTTACATAGTCCTGAACATCAAATTGAATTTGAAGTGCAAGGTCCGTACCAATACCAGCAACTGTGCTAATACCAGTTACGACACCAATGTAACCCTGAACATTAGCGACTAGAGGTTCAATTCCAGTCATGTTTTCATAGTTAATTCCATAGACTGCAGTTGTTCCGAATCCAACCTCAGCAATGTAAGCAAGACTGAATGAACCAGCAAGAAGACCGTCAGTATCTAAGAATAATGCTGTAGAGTCAACATATACAAAGGCATCAGATGTACTGACAACACCAATGACATTTGCAATTGGTGGGATTACTGCTTCGAGAGAATCTCTTGCTTTGGATACAAGAGCACCATCAACCAGAATATCTTTTTTCTGTTTGATCCAGTTAACAGGTTTGTAGTTATCATTACTAATACCTACACCCTGATAGAAAGCAGTTTCGACAGTCGCGGCACTATCAATTCTCTTAACGATACGATCTTCATCCTGAGCAAAGTTTGGACTTGACTGAGGAACTGCATTAAGTTCAATTTCAGTGCTCTTCTCTAACTTGAGATTATCGCCAATTTTGACAACTTCATTAACATCAAACAAGAAACTATCTTGTCCGATAGATCCTCTATAGAAGAAGATAACGACATTATCATTAATTGTCGGTGCTGTAGTAAATTCAATTACGGAACCACCATCAAACGAATAGTGAACTCCAGGTTCTTGAATAACACCATTAATAAAGATAAGAAGAACAGCAGATAGATCAATCTCTTTGGAGTCTTGATCATTTCTATCGATCTCAAAACTGACAATTGATCTTTGATATTCAAGAATGAATCTCTTCTGGTTACCGTTCTGATATCTCTTGATGTTATCAAGATAGTCAATATTACCAAACTGCCAAGATGCTACTTGGTCAGTAAATACATCAATGACTTCCATCTCAAATTGTGAGAAGTCATCTCCAGCAGAAGGATCTGTGGATAGACCAGTTACTGTAAATTTATCACCACGCTTGAATCCATACCCCTTCTTAGAAAGTTCAAACTCAGCAACTTCAAAGTAAGTAGAACCGATGCCTGTAGCAGTAGATACACCAGCGATTTGAACCGTGACAGAACAACCAACACCTGTTACGGTAGTGGCACCAAGACCAATTCTAGATACGCCTACAATCGGAAGGTTCTCGCCATTGGGTTCTGGTGGGAGAGCGTGTGGGTTTACATAACCAACACCACCATCGTTGATGGTAAAGACAAGACTACCACCTGCACCAACAACTGCAGAGACATCTGCTCCAGTACCAGCACCACCGCCAGGACCAACAAATACTGTTACTGTATTCGTAGTTACCTCAGTGATAGCGGTAAGAATACCAGCAACAGGGTCAGTTGCTCTAGGATAGAGATTTTCACTTAAGAAGTTATCGCTATCGCAAGTAAATCCGATAGAACCAGTGTCAATACCAAGAGTATTGCTGGTTGTAAGACCGTGACCATTAATCGTCAAAGTCAGTTGACCAGTGGTGGAGATGTAACTACCGCCAGTCGCAGTATATGTTGTGCCAGTATTATCAAAGATGGAATTGATACCAGCAGATGCAAATCTATGCTCAAATGCCACATCAGTAATTGCAATACCAATTGTTCCAAGATTGGTATTGTAACCAGAACCAAATGTCAGTGGGAAGAATTGTGCAGCAGTACCACCACTCACATAAGTGTGAGGAATAGTAGATGCACCGACTTGTACCTTGAATGTTCTCGCAGATGTAATACCAACGACAGAGAACGGATCATCATGATCTGGGAATGTTGTAGTGGTAATACCCTGATAGTTCAGAGTCCTGATAGCATCCGTAGCAGCACTAACAAAAGTGTGTGGAGATGTACCTGTACCACCAGTTCCAACATTAACTTTAAATGAATTTGCAGTTACACCAGAAATGGTAAGATACTGGTTGTATGCAGGATCAGTTACACGGGGATAGGTATGATTGCCAGGACCCTGTGTACATGTAAATGTAATGCTGTTCGCTTCAATAGAAATTGCATCACCATTTACTAATCCATGAGGACTTGCAAACGAGATAGTAGAAATGCCAGTAGAAGGATCATAAGTAAATCCATTGGGAGTTCCAACAGGATTCTTAGGACAGGTAAATTCAAGACCAACCAACTTGACTTGATCCTCAAGCACAAGAGTGTGGTTGTCAACGGTAGAGACTGTCATAATACCAGTCTTTCTATCATAGGCAGC